GGCTGGATTAATTACATTTAACGCTATCGCTTACGGTATTCGTTTATGAGTTACTATGGCAAGTAACTCTGATCTATATAACTCGTTAGAGACTATTTTTTAATGGAAGATTTAAAGAAAGAGATTGCAGAGCTTGAGAAACAGCTCACAGGCGACATGTTCGCTGATATGGATATTAAGGATAAGATCCATAACCTTCAGATGAAGGTAGACGGCGTTAAGCCTACCGACTCACATGTGAATTGCATCGGGTGCGGTAGTTAAGTTAAATTTTGTTATCTTTGCTTAAAATCAAATACAATGTCAAAAAAATTAACAAAGGACGAGCTAGAGAAGTACAGAGGTCTTAACGTTCGTTACGGAAAAATCAGACAAGAAATTGCGGACACATCACTTAGGCTACATCAGCTTAACTCTATGTACCCTGCAGTAGCTGGAGAGCTTAACAACTTGAACAACGAGTTGGTTGAGAAGTATGGCGAGGGGCGTATTAACACAGAGACAGGTGAGGTTATCCCTAACCTAGAACTTGAACCAGATGCTAATTCGTAAGGTATCCATAGGACCGGACTATAAGAACGCTATGCACTACACTGTAGGGCAGGCGGTTCTTAATGATAACTACGAGATACTTTCTATCACTGAGGAAGATGATCGCATAGTTATCAAGATCGTGAACAAGGACAGCGAGGTATATACCTGGAAGTCATTCACGCATTCTGTTCCTATTAGCATAGAGCACAACATAAATTTCTAGTATGAGATCCCCGTTTAACTTCTTAGTGAGACCACTAGAAGGTAAGCGATATGACAACACGAGAAAGGCTGGTGACAAGGAATTTCTTATTACCACATCTTTTGAGGACGCTACGACGACACAACGTCATGCAGAAGTTATCGCTACACCTATTGGTTATACAGGTCCCGTAAAGGACGGTGACACTGTCATAGTACACCACAATGTATTTCGCAAGCTAATATCACTATCAGGAAAGGAGGTGTCTACGGCTGGTCACTTTAAGGATGACATGTTCTTGGTAATGCCTGAGCATGTGTACCTATACAACAGGGGTGAAGGATGGAATGCAGTGGATGATTTCTGCTTTATAAAGCCTGTAGATAACGATGATGACTTCTACACTGAAAAGTTTAAGCAGTGTTGGGGCGAGGTTATTTACCCTAGCGAGGCTATGGTTGCTGTAGGGATTAACAAGGGCGATGTAGTGTCGTACCAACCTGAGTCGGAGTATGAGTTCACGATCGATGGCGAGATGTTGTATAGAATGTTTACACGTAACGTATGTCTGAAGAAGTAGATAGAGTAAGGCAGCTTAAAGAGAAGCTGATCGAGTCTGGATATAAGGCTGTAGAGGAACTTATCAAGGTTGCTGAGGCACCTATTATTAAGAAGAAGGGGTTCGACCCTACTGATGAGCTTGCAGCAGAGAAGATGAAGAACGCCGCAGCCGCTAAGAAGACAGCTATGTTTGATGCTTATGATATTTTAGACAAGGTACAGGAGCAGGAAAAATTACTCAACGCTGTGGACGGCGTGGTAGAGGAGGAGAAACCAAAGAAATCAACAGATTTAAACTTTGCTGAGAAAAGAGCAAAATAACATTAGTTGGCAACCATTATACACGCTCGATAATGAGCATGTAGATAAGAAGGTTGTAACGGTTAAGAACCGAGCTAAGTCTTGGCAGTATGGTTACGACAAAAAGAATGATGTAGTGGTCATATCTAAAGATGGAACTATTGGTGACATCTATAATATCAATGGTGTGCGTATCGCACTACCAAAGCAGCCAGAAGAAATAGACTCTGAGCACAACAAGTGGGTTGTTCACGAGGTTTCAAAAGAATTGTCTAAGATAAAGACTCGTGCTGAATGGAGGATGCAGGAGGATGAGTTTAAGGAGAAGTATGTAGACTACATTACAGGTGAGTTCGATAAACGTGAAAACGGGCATTGGTTCATGAACAATGGTAAGCCTACGTATATCACCGGGCATCACTACATGTACCTTCAGCACACAAAGATCGACGTTGGTCACCCTGACTTCCGTGAGGCTAATAGAATATTCTACATTTATTGGGAGGCATGCAAAGCTGATGACAGGTGTTTCGGAATGATATACCTTAAGATACGTCGTTCAGGGTTCTCATTTATGGGATCATCTGTAGCGGTAGATACTGCCACTTTAGCAAAGGATGCACGTATTGGAATGCTGTCAAAGACAGGTCCGGATGCTAAGAAGCTATTTACAGATAAGGTTGTACCGATTTCAATAAACTATCCTTTCTACTTCAAGCCATTACAGGCAGGTATGGATAGACCGAAGACAGAGCTAATGTATGGTCTACCTGCCACTAAGATTACCAAGAACAACATGCACAATGTTGGTAAGGAAGAGGAGGAAGAAGGACTCGATACGTCTGTTGACTGGAAGAATACAGATGACAACAGCTACGATGGAGAGAAGCTGTTGTATCTACTACATGACGAATGTTATGCCCCAGACACAAAAATACTGACTGCTGACATGGAGTTTAAACCTATCAAAGATATAAAGATAGGTGACAAAGTAATGGTTGAGGGAGGTAAGATAAAAACCGTCATGAAGGTAGCATCTGGGGAGACGGACATGTACCGAGTAAAACAGAAGTGGGGTAATGACTATGTGGTTAGTCGGAATCACCGACTTGTATTGGATCAATATAAGTATAGAAGAAACGGAAAAACTACTAGAGAGGAGGTGATAATGACGCCACCTGAATACCTTAGCCTTTCTAAATATGCAAAGCAACATACATTCTCTGTAAAAAGTAAGGGGTTACATTTTGAAGATAGCGATGATATATCTATACCTCCGTACATGCTTGGGCTTTGGCTTGGTGATGGAAGTTCAAATTGCGGGAAAATAATAGTCAATCACAAGAAAGATCCTGAAATACTTGCTTATCTAGGAAGGATTGCCCAGATGGTTAATAGAGATTTTAGTTTAACAAAATCGGATAGCAATAGTGCTGTATATTTCAGGCTTCATGGTTTCAGAACAGAGCTTGGGAAACTAAACCTAGTAAACAACAAGCATATCCCAAAGCAATACATGATGTCATCGATTGAGACAAGGCTTCAGCTTCTTGCTGGATTGATAGACTCTGATGGTTTTGTAGATAAAAAGAAAAAGTGTATTGTAATAGGAATGTCAAGACCTGATCTGATAGAACAGATAAGGGTATTGGCTCATTCCTGCGGACTATCCTGTAGTTCAATAATGCATAGCGTTTCAAACTTTAATACTGACGTGTATAGTATTAATATATCAGGCGACATATCAATCGTACCCACAATAGTTGAAAGAAAGATGATGACTGACTATACTCCTACGTATACAAACAGGAGGTGTGGTATGGATGTAGAGTATATAGGTAAGGGTGAATTCTACGGAATACAAGTAGATGGAGAGAATGACGACGAAAGAAAGTTGATACTGGAAGACTTCACCATAAGCATGAACTCATCAAAATGGATCAAACCTTTGAACATTCTAAACAACTGGCGTGTAACTAAGACGTGTCTACGTCTAGGGCGTAAGGTTGTAGGGAAGTGTTTAATGGGGTCTACATGTAACGCGTTATCAAAGGGTGGTGATAATTTCAAGGCACTGTATATGGACTCGGATCCAAATGAGCGATCAGCCAATGGTCAGACACGTTCAGGTCTGTACAGGTTGTTTATCCCTATGGAGTGGAACTTCGAGGGATACATAGACGAGTACGGATTCCCTGTATTCGAGACGCCTAAGAAGCCTGTAATGGGAGTTGATGGTGAAGAGATTGATCAGGGTGTGATTGAGTACTGGAATAATGAGGTTGACTCATTAAAGAGTAACGCAGATGCATTGAACGAATTCTATAGACAGTTTCCCAGAACAGAAGCACATGCCTTTAGAGACGAGTCTAAGGAGTCGTTGTTTAACCTTACAAAGATATACGAGCAGATAGACTACAACGATGGAACCAATGTGCATCAGGTCTTAACTCGTGGGTCTTTTCATTGGAAGGACGGTAAGAGGTTTTCTGAGGTTGTTTGGTCTCCGGATAAGAGGGGTAGGTTCCTTGTGTCGTGGTTACCTCCAGATTCTATGCGTAACAAAGTAATAAAGAGAGGTGACCTCTATTACCCTAAGCACGAGGATATCGGCGCGTTTGGGTGTGACTCCTATGACATATCTGGTACAGTTGGTGGCGGTGCATCTAACGGGGCACTGCACGGGGTGACTAGATTTAACATGACGGAGGCTCCGTCAAATGAGTTCTTCTTGGAGTATGTTGCGAGACCTCAGACAGCGGAGATATTCTTCGAGGATGTTATCATGGCGACATGGTTCTATAGCATGCCGATACTCGTGGAGAATAACAAACCTAGACTGCTGTATGCGTTTAAGAATGCAGGCATGCGTAACTTCTCTATTAATAGACCCGACAAGCCTCGAAACAAGCTATCTAAGACAGAGAAAGAGCTTGGTGGTATACCTAACTCATCTGAAGATGTAAGACAGGCTCACGCGGCTTGTATAGAGTCCTACATAGAAAAGTATGTAGGTATCGATCGTAGCGGAGTGTACCGTCCAGATGGAGATGTCGGTAATAT